TCTTTGTTCCAACGCCTGCGTATTGGTCTGTTGAGCAAGTGCATTACTTGCAGGTTGATTAACTGGCACTAGTTGATTAATAGCATTACTCATTGGCGCTGCTGCCGGAGCTTCCATTGAAGCTGCACTTGGGACTGCAACAGGAGCAACACTTGGAGCAACACTTGGAGCTGCGCCTGGGGCAGCGGGAGGCGTCCTGCTTGCCATGTATGCTTTGCGTTCATTAGCCGCCTGCGCCAACGTTTGCGCTGACATGATTAGCTGCGGGTCTCTTTGCGACATAGCGTAAGAAAGAAAACTATTTGCTAGTTCTTCTGGGCTACCTGTTTTCCCATTAGCCGCGCTTACTTGCAAAAACCTGTCTAGTCCAGCTTGCTTAGTTTTAAAGTCAGCTAGTTCTAACTGTGATTTTTCTTGCTGCAAAGCGCCAGTTTTCAACTGTTGTTGAGCCAGTTGATTACGCATAGCTTCTTGTTCGCCAGCCAACATTTGACCACTAATGTTGACAGGCTGAAGAATTCCAAAATTAAGTGGCATGATCTAACCCTTTGTTGTTGCTATTGATTACCAACCAATGTCTGCCCACGGATCAGGGCCTGCTGAAGCAAAAGGATTGCTGCCGCCACTGCTACCAAACAAATTATTAAAATTAGGTTTGGTTTGTCCGTATGCTTTAGCAATGTCGCCATAAGCTGATGCTCTGGCTTGCGATCCAGCCAACAAAGCGTTTCCTTGATTAGCAGCTTGACCCATATACGCATTACCAACATTGCTTGCCATAGTCTGACCAGCATTGCCAAGCGTAGTAGCTGCGGTTTGACCAACACCCGCCATATTTGATAGACGGTTATAGATCGTAGCGTCACGCGCTACATTGGCGTTGTAACCAGTCAACGCTCGATTGTAGGCATTTTGATATTCTTGACTTCCCAAGTCTTGTCCAAAACGTTGCGCGGCTTTCAAAGCACCACCAGAGATCAAGCCACCACGAGCAGCGGCAGATCGGTCAAGCGCCTTCTGGCCTTCAGACAATCGAAACGCATAGCCAGGGTCTTGAGTTAAATCAACTTTCCCTGTAAACGCTGCTGGCGCTGTGGCGTAAGTTTTTTGCAATTCACCCAACGCATCCCTGCCAACACCAAACCACGGCATTTGCATCTCTACTTGCTTTTGCCACATCTCGCGCTGAAGTTGCGTTGCACGATCAGCCGCACCAGCAGTAGTGTTCGCCGCACTTTGTGCTGCGCTTGATTGCATGTCTGCGCCAATCAAATTACCAACTGTGCTCGCAATAAATGCCCAAGGCATAATTTACTCCTAAAGAATTAAAGCCAATTTTTTCGTTTTGTCGGCACTACTTGGTTCAATCAATATTTCATCAATTGCATTTTCATCAGTGCAATCAGTAGCGTGTACGCAGTACCAAACAACGTCTGTAAGCGACTTTACGCCATGCTGCTTACTTGCAGCAATGTTTATGCAAGCAGGGGCGTGGACAACCGATTTAACCCCATCTACAACCATTTCAACCGACCCACTAGCCAAGATAGACAAGTGATCGTGTTTATGGGCGTGTTGCACTAGGATGTACCCTGCTGGAATGCGGGTTTCCTTGGCGTATACACCTGCGCTAAAGTGATGGTGAATCATGCTTTTATGTTGTCCGATACAGTCAAAATAATAGACGGCGATTCAGGATATGACGGCGAAACACTTAACGGGATTGACTCTAATGCAGCGTGTCCATCCGTGTTCATCCAATACAGTTGAAAGTATTGACCTGCGGTAAATTGATAAAATAAATTTAGCGACAATATTGCTTGTCCATCTCCACCAGCATGTTTGCCTGGTACAGTAACCCAACTTGCAGAATCTGCAACATCTGATCCATTTACTTTGAGCCAAATTACTGTGTTGTCAACAGTAACGTTTGTATTGTAAAACTGGATACTAAATTGGATGTTGTACAACCCCGCCGTATCAACCGTAATGCGAGAAGTCGGACTTCCTATCGCAATGCCAGATGAAATTTGCGTACTATTAAATGTAATTGCTGTAGGCGTTACAGCGGCAGCAGTTTGATTGGTTGTATCGTAAAACGCACCATATCTAGGTATTTTCCAAGCAGGTACGCCAGAGCTATCCATTGTGTAAATGGCAACAGCCGACGGCTTGGTAAACTTAGACAGCGTATTGGCTGCTGAAGCATAAAGAGTATCGCCCGTAGCATACGAAGATAGATTCGTTCCGCCACTGACGGTATTTAGCACCCCTGCAAGCGTTACAGCACCTGTGGTGGTTGTTGCTGGCGTTAGCCCAGTTGATCCACCTGCAAATGACAAAACGCCCGTATTGGCAATCGTGCTGTTTCCGGTGGCACTAGACACAGAAATACCAGAGCCAGCAATGTTAGACAACACCCCAGTATTGGCAATAGTGACATTACCCGTAGGTGCAGACACCGAAATGCCAGAACCAGCTACATTAGATAAAACGCCAGTATTGGTTAACGTGATAGCGCCAGGATCATTGGTTACTGCAATGCCAGAACCTTCACCAAGCGTGTCTAGGGTATAGCCTGTGCCATTACCAATCAATAGTTGACCGTCGGTCGGTATAGTGCTTAGACCCGTTCCGCCACTATTAACCGGAATAATACCAAGGCCACCACCAAGAGTGTTGTACAGACTGTAGAACCACCGATACCATTCCCTTGACACAGCGCCAGTGCGCTCGTCAATAATCGACACCCGTGGGGGCGTGATTTGAGTATTGTTGGGACTAGCGGCCATGTTTAGGCATTTGTGGGGGTGACTATCAATTCAGCACCCATAATGGTTATTTTGTTGGGATCAGTGCCTGAAAGTTCATACACCCGATCTCGCAACTTCAAAGTCATGCCCAAGCGCCGCCAAAAAGTTCTTTGACCATACGCGCCAATTTTTCCTATAGGCGACCATTGTTCATTCGACCAAGTATGACCGCCATCATCAGACCAACGCAACATAACTTGCGGATCAGAACCTTGACCAATATTTAAACCGACACCCGCTTCGCAATCAAGTTGCAAGCTGTGATGCGATGTGCGCTTAAGATTGTTTTGACCCGTAGGCAAAGCTCTCCATGACCGCAGCCACTTTTGAACGCCGCTGTTGTCTGCATACACTTCCAAGTCAAACGTGTAGATATTGCCATTTTGATAGTCGCCAACAATGATGTTTCCACCAAAGTTGCATTGGCAATTACTACGATGCCGCATAAATTCCCCATTATTCCAACCAGCCCGTTCATGCCATGCTTGAGTTGCTACGTCGTACACCCAAGTAGCATTGCCGCTTGGAAACGTCAGCACATAAAAAGCATGACCTTCTTGCTGATAGGTATAGGCAATGGCATCTGAAATGTTGCCGTATTGGGCAATCGCGTACTCTACGGCATGAGTAGAAATACGAACTCCGGTGTAGCCATTGGCGCGGTAAACAATTCCTTGACCACGAGCGTCTGTGCCTAGCCAAAACAAACCATTGTCCATTTTGGCAATGGTGTACGCAGACACACAGCCAATCTCATTAAATGCACCCTGAATGCGCGTCAAAGGAAAATCAGTTCCGCCGGAGTCATACCAAACTTCCACAGAATCCGTACCAAATACCCACAGTTCACGGTGATCGGAAATAATGCCAACTACACCATCTGGTGAACCTTCAGCACTTGCAAAATCTAGCGGGTCAACTGACGATCCATCTAACAACTGCGACACCCAAATAATCTGACTATTTGGCTGGTTGAAAACAAAGTATCCATCAAGGTAAGCAACCGTTACAGCACCGGCAAAGTCAGGATCGGTGATCTTGGCAAACACGCCGGTTGTTTCGTTGTAAATATAGCCGTCAGGATTGCATGCAAAAAATATTTGCGTTCCATTGTCGGCAATAGATACAGGGCCAGTTCCAGACACTGTACCCAACAACTGCGGCGTAGCTGTCAAACCAGTAAGTTTGTAAACTTCTTGACCCGACACAACATAAAAGTCGCTGCCGTTAGTTTGATGCGCCCACAATGCGCGAACTGGGCCAGTTCCTACAGTTTGTAGAAAGTTAAGCCCAGGAGCGCGGTTTAAAAATCCTGCTTCTTTTCCGCCTTCGGGGATGACTTCTGGAAACAAATTGACCATGCGATTGTCGGCAGCATTGACGCTGCGAGCGACATAGGCTGATCCAAGAATCGGAGTGTGCATTAGTAGTTACCGGCGTAAATGTTAAAGCGTTGACGGTTTGCAACTAGAGCGTACGGCAGAGCCATCACATCATCAGGATTGTTAATACGCTTCAAATTGCGCTTAGAAGTCATTGCAATACGTTGCACTTGCGGGCTAGGCTCTACGCCAAACTCGGGAGCAAATTCCATTGCCAAGTTGTATGTAAACGCCCGCAGATAACCTGGCGGGTAGTACATGACAGTAGACAAATCAGTTACGCTAGTCAGTTCTTGTACCGACACAATGTGCCATTCCAAATCCTGCGTAGGACGCGGATAAATAGTCAACGTAATGTTAGGGAAACCCATGTTTACCCACAACACTTGCGGGTAAGTAGAGGTAACGGTCTTAACTGCGATGCCGTTGTACTGCTGCTGGTTAATCATTTTGATGCCATACGACACGCCATTAGGCGCTTTAAAGTATGTAGCATCGTCTACCAAGACAGGACGCAACCCAATGAAGTCACCTGATGGGCCAAGCGTGCGGCTAATAAAGCCAGAAGGCCAGGTAAAAACTTGATCTTGGGTAACAAATACAGACAAACGCTCGGTATTCCACGAGTCAATCATCTGATTGAGCGCCATTAAAGCGTCTTGAGACATTGCAGCAGACGGCGTTTCACCTTCAGCGAGAATGCCAAGCAATCGAAGTGTTCGATTTATTTGTTCGCCAGCGGTGTACGTTGTCATGCTCAGACTCCTTGAATTTCACCTTTGCGGGTGTATTTTCGTTTCGCAACAAGTGTGTTGGCCGTTACTTCAGAGTCTGAAGGCGTATCGGGATTGTAGCGCACCCAACCGTTTTGTTCATCTGCTTCTGCCTCTAACTCCATCGTTGCAACTTTAGCGCCGTGAAGGATGTGCGTAAGGTAAATGACCGCCATTATTGCTCCGTTGGTTCAGGCGTTTCAATACGGGTAATTAACATCCGATATGCGGAAATTGAGGCTTGAGCTTGAAGCAAAAAAGTACGAGCTTTTTCTGCCTCTCGCTCAAGCTCCTCAATCTCGCAAACCAAGAATTCCTTGGTAATTTGCATTACTGGTCAGAAACCATAATGTAGTAAGCCGTACCAGCGCTATCTACAATTTTGATTTTATGACTTAACGCAGCGCTACCTTTAACAGTTACCATTGCAGCAGGGACGTTAAACAAGTTGGCAATCGTACCCGTACCGCTGTTGGTAAAGCGAATAAATGAAGCATTCGTCCAAGTGCCACCCGAAGCAAAGTTAGAGTCAGCTTGAATAGCTGCAATAGTTCCGCCAGGATTGGTAGACGTACCGCCCAAAGTTGCACGCAAGGCATTAGCAGCGCCAGAAATAGTGCCAGAACCATTGATTTCAGCACTGATATGAGCGCCGTTAATAGTTCCAGCAGCAGCAGCGCCAGCGCCACTTACAACAGAAAATGCACGCAACGTTTCACCAGAACCAGTGCTCGTGAACGTTAGCTTGCTGTAAGAAAGACGAGTATCGCCGCTAGTTGCGCTGGTGGTTGCATAAGAACCATTCAACACACCGGACGAGGTAAGGATAATAGGATCGTTAGACGTACCTACTTGCACCGAATCAAACGCTGGATCAGCGAATGCTACGCCAACCGCTTTAGTATTTGCCATGATTAAATTCCTTTATCAATTCCAAAAGGGAAGAAAAACAGGGGCCGAAGCCCCCGTCAATTACTTCAAGAAAGCCGAGTAAGCAGCATCACCAGTTTTTACGAAACGGTAGGTATACGCACCGAAACGCGGAACAGTAACAGAGCCAAAAATCGTGATACCAGTGCCCGTGGTAACAGGAACGGTAGACGATCCGCCAGAGTTATTGTTGTTGCAAATGGTCAGATCAAAACATGATCCAACTTTTGCGCTAGTAATAGAAGCATCAAGCAACGTTGCGGTAGGCAAAGTTACAGTCAGCGTAGCATCCGAGGCTTTTTGACAAACAACCAAACCAACAGCCACTTGAGCCGCAGTCAAAGTCGTATCGCCAGTCAAAGTAGTGGGGATGGTTTGTGCACCCAACACCGCTTCAGTCAGATTGCCGTCACCAAGTTGATAACCGCCTGCACCATTAGGAAGAGCCATGATTATTTCCTTTAAAAAGATTTGCAAAGAAAGGGGCCGAAGCCCCATTCAGATTAGCCCCAGAGACGAACGCCCATTTGCGGACGGATCGCGCTGTAGCCGTACAGAACGTCAATACGGCAAGGCATACGGTCATTGTTGATGTCGTACTGGCGCACAACACGCAGGCTGATCCCGTTGTGAACAGCGCGAGCTGCCATGTCAACACCCTGCGGCAGCAGCAAGTCAGCCGTTGCGAAGGTGATGGCATCCTTGTGATACACCAGGTTCTGCGGGTATTGGGTCGAAGCAGCACCCAAGAACACCACAGCCTTGGCGTTACCAGGCAGGGTCAACACGGTCGCCAGAGCATTGGTAGCCGAATACATCGGAGCAACAGTCACGGTGATTGCGGTGCTAGTAGCGGTTGCGTCAGCAGCAGCCACAAACTGGAACAGCGATCCAGTCGATTCGCGGGTTTGCGGGTTGACAGCGTAGCAATCAGCAACGGTAAACACATCACCAGCTTTGACAGTAACGCCGGAATCCACGGTCATTGCAATGGAGGTTGCGCCTTCCGCAGTCACAGCAGCGGAGGTCGTGCCACCAGTAGCAGCGCGAGTGCCGGTCGTGAACTGCTTGATCGACTGAGACATGTTGATCTCGTCAAAGCCCAACACGCCCATGCCCATCATGCCGTTCTTGAACTGCTTGGAAATGGTGTCGGTCGGGTTAAACAGACCTTTCATGCCTTCAACCAGTCCAGCGTTGGCAGCAGGGTTTACGGTCGCGTAACGCGGAGACATCACAGCAGCGTTCTCGTTCAGCTTCTGTTGGGCTTGCAGCAGCACCAGCGAAGTCGAAGGAGTCGTGCCAGGCGTGCCAACCGAGTTACCAATGTACTTGTACGAGTTAGCAACATCAGCGTCAATAGACGAGGCCAACTGGCTAATACGCGGCTTCAGTACACGCTCGGCAAAGTCATCCAACTGCATGGTCAGTTCGGCAGAGGTGAAGTTAACGCCGATATGCTTTTGGCTGGCAACGGTCAAGGTGGTGTACTGCTCGTTGTCGTCCTGCACTTGCAGGGCAGCACCGTCAGTCACCAAAGCGCGGTCAGGCAGGCGGATACGCAGGGTTGAACCA